TCGGGTCGAAGTACACTGCAGCTGTCTGGTACTCATTACTGAACAGTACTGCACGGCGGAGAACCTCGCCCTCTTCGGTCAAGACATCATATTCTTGACCTTTGGACGAGTGAAGGAATTGAAGCAACATTCCGTGGAATAATGCTTCACCCTGTTCTCTTAGCCAAAGCAGGTGTTCGAGCGCCAGTGTTAAGGGGCTCCCATAGAAAACCATCTCTGGTTTTCCTGGAACATCCATATTCTGACACAATCCGAGCATGCTCATGATTGTGCTTGCTTGCAAAGTGTGCAAGCAATAGGATGTCGCCATCCGCATGTTTCTTTCGAGTTTGAGACAATAGTCCCCAAACTCTAACGTCGTGCCGATGCAAGCGAGAATTCCATCTCGTTCTAAGATGAGATTCATCGCTTCCACTGAACGACGTGAAACCTGCGTAACCAGCGTCACGGATTGCCACAATTCTGATTCCACGTTGAAAACGTGCAGGAATGAGGCTTCTGAGCTGTTCTGAGGCATGCCATAATCCTTTATTAAAGAGATTGTTGGTAGTGTCTAGTACAGCCTGGCGTGACGCCGGACTGTTGGGATCCAGCGTCTTCGGCGATACAGGGGTTACATCGTAACCCTTGTACGCGTCAGTGCCACAAGACTCGCGGAAATGTCCGTGAACGAAAGACTTAGTCTTGTTCACTTTCAGCCCTACGAGCTCCATGGTATTGACTAGATCCACGTACCCGTGTGTTGGGATAATGATATCATCTCCATACACACGTACCTGGTTGCGTAACTCCCATATCTTTCGCTTCGTAACCCTGCCCTTGATGGTAACACCTAGAGCAAAGCAGAGGAATACGAAAGACTGAACAGGGAAAGTTACAGCTGTACCCTGCGAGGCAAACTTCCTGAGTTTCAGGAAGCCCTTAACCTTAGAAACGTCATCTCTAAGGTACCTCGTTCGTGCGGCGTGCAGAGCGGTCAGAAGGGACGGATGTCCCCTAAAGATTCGCTCCACGGTCCAACACGAAAGCCGATCGCTTGCATCAGACAAATCGACTGTTGCAAGGTCACGGCTGAGGGAAGCTTGAACAACCATCGCGGCCGACTTGGACTGATCACGTAGGTCGATAAAGTAGCCTTTAAACAGGCGACGATATTCCCCTACGAGATAGTCTAGCATCAGC